TCTAAGAATACTAGACCAAACTCACCACCCGTAATCCCCTGAATGTCTCCACCGTCCGGTATGTCTTGGTAGTCAGACTGAGATGTAGCACCTGAAGTCCAATCGGTCTCATCGTTAATATCAGACCATTGCACACGGTTTGGATGAGCAGATGTACGAGCAGCTACAACAAAGTCACGAATAACAGTTACATATGCAGAAGTAGGCGCAGCAGCCGCCAGATCAGCAAAGTTCGCAGATGAGCCAATCGTCCATCCTTGCAACTTGTCCGCACCGTTTGCGGCAATTACCACCTTACCAAACTGTGTAAACGACCACCTGTTCGTAGATGTGTACGAACTAGCAGTACGGGATACATCATCCATAGCGGTAGTGCCGGAGTTGAACTTGTACAACTTAGTAGCACCTGCGCCAAATAGCGTAGTAACACCCGAAAACTTACCAGAGTAAACCGTTAACAGGTTTTGAGATGCGTTAGCCGATAAGTTAACCTCTGAGCTAAATGGGCCGTAGCCAATAGCCATAGGGATAATATTTTTAGCCTCGGTAAGAGCACCGGACAGACCAGGCTGATCCGGCATCCACTCTTTTAGCTCTATCCTACTCTCTGCCATGTATTATTCCCCTGTGCCATAGGAGTCCATGTATTAGACCCTACGGGCAAATCTGTCCATGTGTTTGAACCGAATGTTTCATCCGTCCAATTCTCGCCTAAACGCTCGCCAATGCACACAACGGTAGCCAAGCCTGTAATACTCATGCTTGCTGATTTAATTGCTCCTGCGGCTGCGTAGGCGCTTGCAATGCCATTTGCTGTGCCACCACTTTCGTATTGAACACCACCCAAGCAAGTAACCGAGCCGATTCCTGTAATAGATGCAGAACCGGATCGTATGCGTATTGCATCGCCTGATACCGTAGCATCACCCGACACACTTGCGCTAGACAAGCGTATACGGATGGGCGTACCCGATATGGTTGCACTACCTGAAATGCTACCCGCACCCGATAAGATGCGGACTGCGTTAGCAATAGCTTGCGCTGTTCCTGAAACGCTAGAGCTGAATTCAAGAATACAGGTATTAGCAGAAGTCCATACGGTACTATCAAGCGAGAAGCGTAGACTATCGAGCGTTCCGAATTGGTCTAAGCCTTCTAGCGTAAAAGGGCCGCATACGTCAGCCATATTTACGCCAATGTAACGGTCAGGCTACCTGCGGCAATCTTGAATACGTCACCCGTATCAATTGCTTTGCTTGTGGTTAGAGCACCGTGGTACAACAAGTTACCGCTTGTGGAAGCATCCAAGATACCAAAGTATGCAATCGTGCCCCATGAGCCTGTAGCTTGGTCAAACTGAATGTCTGCGCTAGTTACGCTTGCACCGTTTGATGGTGCGGCAAATGTAGCCGACTTACGAGCGTAGCCGTTACCAGACACCTCATTGCCCGTGTTAGCGTCTGTCGGGTCTGTTGTGTACAAACCGACATAAACTGTCGTAGGGGCTGTGTAAGATGTGGCACGCAATGTACCGTTAATGAGTGCGTTTTCTAAGTAGTTACTGAGAGCAGCCATATTTACCTCGATGTTAAAGTCATTGTTAGAGGAACTCCGCTGTATTGTGCGGATTCATCCGATGTATTGAGAGATGCTACTCCCCTGTCATACATTCCTGCCCATACCTGAATACGAGCATCGTTCATTAGATACGGCTCTGCCTCAACCAAGGATGCGTATAGCAACAGGTCAGGACAGTTAGCCAAGAATACGTTACTTGAGTTTGTGCTCGTAAGGTACGGAGGTGCTGCGTAGTACACAATTTCAAGCGTATACGCAGTATCAGGTACGGGAGCAAACTTAAACTCGGTAGCTAGAATCGTATAGTCCGTTGGCATACCTGATTCAGTTACACGAGCGTTACGAGAGAATACGGATGGGGAGATGTAATTTACAGGGCGTACAGGATTTGTCTGTACGATCAAGTCCCGAACCTCTAGGAAGTCACTAGGAAGCGCTACCGTAGCATCACCACCTGTAGTAGTCGTAGTAGCTGCGTTCATCATTTGACGAATACGCAGGTCTCTACGCAAGCGAATCTCTGCTAACCGGATAAAGTCCGGTATCTGTGCAGTTAGATCACTTCTTGCGAGATAGTTTGCGACTGTGGTTTGCAGGTCGCTGTAGGTTGTTATTGCCATGTTTTACGTCATCCCATCCGTATTCTTTTGTGCCGATATGCTTGATTAACGGGCTTAGGTCGTGATCGACATAAGTTTCTATACCGTAATCTAGCGCCTTAACGCAGAAGTGCACATCTTCCCCAATAATGTCCCCATCATCCTTCCAAATGATGTTGAACCAAGGCTTAGGGATTTCCCTAAATACTTGAGACCTAACCAATGTCACGCCAAATCCCACGGCTGTAACTTGCTCAATCCCTTTTTTGCCTCTACTTTCTACCTTGCGAAATGTAGCTACATCGCCATTCATCTCCAATTGTCCCGCTGTAGGGATAATCGGTTCTCTGCGTGTCGTAGCGTTTACGCCAAGGATAGGTACTTTCCGGCTTAACATAACTTCTAGCGTATTTGCCGGAAACCGCATATCTGAGTCAATCCACAGGACTGCCTCTGCACCGTCCGCTAGAGCTTCTTCTGCCAACTTCTCACGCTGCGTAAATATCAGCGTGCCTGGCATCTGTAGTAAGGTTACCTTGTGGTCGGTATGTCTTGCTATGTAACCAACCATATTAGCTAAGTCAAATGCAAACCCTGACATGACGGAATCACGGCAAGGTACACAAATTGCAATCTTCATATATTCCCAGGGCGTACACGCAAGAATCGGTTTTCAGGATTGTTGAGAAACGCAGCAAATGCGCCTTGGTCAACAACTGCGAACCCTCTCATAATACCTTTTCTATTGAGATCATCAATGACTGTGTAAGGTATTCGAGCTATGTGTGTTAAATCACCCCAACGGTCTACAGAGGTAATACTATTGTAGTCCCGCTTGTTTGCTTCTAGTATTTCCGATATATCTTGCTTGGTTTCTAGGATTAACCCACCATCTCCGTCATCGTGGGCTACTGTATGTCTACCTACTTCGGTGTCAACATTAAATAGTTTTTTCATAATCCTTGTGCGGGGTAGAGCCGAAACCCTACCCCTATCTCAAAGTGAGATTACAGAGCCATGTTCAGGTCAGCGACCAAACCATGAGCTGCTTCGTTACGCATTTCCAAGGTCAACTCGGCAAGAATCTGAGTCTTGTCAGAGTCACCAGCCTTAGCCAATTCGTTTGTTGCGAATGGGCGCAGGTAAGCAACTGCTGCGTATTCAGGATCAAGCACGAAAGCATCGCTTGCACGCATAAAGCGGTTAGGCACAACGCTCACCGAACCGAAGTCCGAGAGGTAAACGTCAGCAGCACCGATAATGGTAGTAGGAGCATCCGAGGGGGCCATGTAACGCTGTGCAGCGATACCAGCAAACTCAGATACTTTCTGCTTACCAGCAGCACCAACCATCAAGACTTTAGGAGCACCGCCCGAAGAGTAGACAGAAGCAATAACGTTCTTGAGGAGAGCCTCAGTAAACGTACGTGCTGTACCGTCTGTACGGGTTGAAACGCCGATAGTTGTTGGGTTAGCACCGTCCGAAGCCTTGTTGACGTTTGTCTTGAGCCATGACAACATCGAACCCATTGTACGAGCTGTCGAGCTGCTACCAGCGCTACGGCCTTGGTTTGCACAGAGGATCGTCTCGATGTCACGCTTCAACTCGCTCGAAGCACGAGCCAACTGGTAAGCCTTTTCCGACTTGCGACCTGCTTTGTTAACAGTCTCAAGAGTGCCGGACACTTGAATCGTCTTTTGAACGATTTGGGTGTAGTTACCGAGGCGAGTTGTTGGGCTAAGAGTTGCCGAAGTTGCGTCTGCACCTTCAACAGCAGCGTTAGCAGTCGTAGCGGCTGCCAACGAGTCTGTCTGCCACTCGTGGTACACGGCTGTAGCTTTAGCACGAGCCAAAGTGTTCAACAATGGGGTTTCTGTTGGGCTGATGTTATAGATAACATCGGTTAGGTCTTCACGCTGACCAATAGNNATGCGTTTGCAGCATCACGCACGTTTCCGGTACGTTTTAGCTGGTTAATTGCTTTTTTAGTCTGTTCTGCATTTACATCCGTTTGACGGGATACGCCAGGCTTGAGCATTTTAGGCGCTTCGTTTACCTTCTTGGTAACTCCTGCCTTATTGCCCATGAGCTTCTCGTATTGCATCGCTCGGTATAAAGTTAGAACAGCCCGAGAGTCGTACACACTAGCTAACTCTTCGTCTGACCAACCAATCTTCTTAGCATATTCTCGTATGTCTTTCTTGACCTGTACGGACTTTTGCTCGTCTGCATATTCAGGTATTGCTTCTGCCAACTTCTGCGCTTCTGCTGCTAGATGGCTGTTCAGGCTTTGACTTTGCTCCGCTTGTTGCTGTTGGGCAA